ACAAACCAAGCTCTATTGGCCGGTAACTGGCTAATACGCGAGAGCGAATGAAAACAATTAGTTAGTTACATTATAAGCGAGTTGCACAAGATGCACGAGTTGCACAGTACACAAGAATTAGAAAAAAGGGGAGCAGCCGAAGCCACCCCCCCTGTTATGACTCCCCGCAAGCGGGGGAATTATCCAAATAGTAATACTATTTGTTGCGCGCCGTAGACTGTGTTAGTCTCACAACTCTCGCATTTGTACTTTTCTGCGTCTGGCTCGACTCCGTGAGTTATCTCACCGCACTTGATACAAACGCCCTCAATGGTGTCCATGTCTTCTTCCATCAGACCCATTGCCGTCTCGACTACATTTTGTTTATTTTTTATCATAACGTTTTGCCGTAAGGCAAAGCCAGAGTATCAACCATCCAATAATTGTCAACCGAAAAAGTAAAAAATAAATGGTTGACAAAATACTGGTTTCTGCCAGTATTTGGTTTGCGGATCGTATCCGCCTACTGTTATGATTAAAAAAGCAAAACTAGTTGAGGCTTCAGCCATTATGCTGAAGGAATTGGACTCACTTCGCCGTCAGAAGCGCGAGTGGGAACTGGAACGAACCAACCTATTGTCCGAACAGGAACACTTGGAAACCAAAGTAAAAGACTTGGGGATTGCTTTTACAAAGCAATGCTTTGAACTTGAAGAAGCTAAACACAAGATATCCTTGTATCATCAAGCCTTAACGAAAGACTGCGAAGCCTCAACCAAATCCTCCCCGGAAGAAGCACTAGAGGTTTTCTTCTTTGGTAAAGATAATCAGAATGGATAAACTCGACAAGTACTGCCACGCGGCCTTTCTTGTTGCGTGGTTCATCATCGTAGCACTATTGGCCCTCACTTGAGGGCCAATTTTTTGTGCCTAGAGGGGGAGGGGTAATGAAGGGGAGGGGGGCCAGAAGTTGAGCTGTAACAGAACTATGCACATCTCTGTCAAAATGACCTCAAAAAACCTTAACTTGTGAATTGACAGGTCAATTCACAAACTAACTACAAACCAAAAATTGGCACACAAGTTGCTCATCTATAAACATGAGCCGACGCTCCATAGAAATTTGTGAACAGACGCCCTTGATTAGGTACGCCATTCATGTTAATCCAGACGTATGGCAGAGACGGCAAAGATTAAAGTAGCTGAAGGCCCGTTAATCAGGCACATACCGGGTGGTTACGCTGAGTTCTTACAGCGTGAATCGGGCCTGCCGCCGGCGCGACTTATCAGGCCGGAAGGCGAGTGGTGGGCCAAACTTGTTGACACCCCTGCGCCGTCCATCAAAGAGACTGTTCCGGTTGATACCGGCGACACCGATCCAACTGGCCCTACGGATTCACCTGCTCCCGGTTTTGATCCAGACGATCTGAGTAAAGAATCCCCCGTAAACTGGGATTACTACGATGATCCGAAAATTGAACCCTACGGTTGGAAAACAGACTACACACCAGTTGATTGGGATGTTAACTACAATGAAGTACCGAAAGGCTATGGTTGGGGTGTACCAACTGATAGTCCACTACCATACCAAGGTGGAGCAGTAGGTGAGGGGCCAAGTAGTCGTGGTGCTGTTGTTCCGGGCGGTCAAGGAGACAGGCTTACAACGCGAGGTTCAGCTGGTTTAGAAAAACCCCTAGTTGAATTTGAACCATCACCAACAGAATACGCTAAAGGCTATGATCCCAGCAAGACATTCGTCGAAAAACCGGGTGCAATAAACAAAGCAACAGAAGATTTAAAAGCAGTTGCTACTGATGGACTTGCGCTGGGTGAAAAATGGATCGATGCAATAGCGGGGAAAACAGCCGCAGATTTCAAGCCGCGAAATCCCAAAGAAGCTGCACTTTTCAACAAGTTCAAGAAAGGCTATGAGATATTTGTAGCAGCTATTAAAGAGGGAGGCGGTGTATTTGGCGGCACACTTTACGAGACAGGTGGTGGTAGAACCACGATGCCAGACACGAAAACAGGTGAAGTACCTCAAGCCCACTTTCCCAACATACTCAAGACACTAAAAAAAGTTTTTGCGGGGGAGAAAAATCCAATCGTCATGCAAGAATATGGTGATCTGCATTGGGCAACCATAATAGCAACGATAGGCATGGCTAACACTTATGGCCCAATAGTCTGGGCAATACCGGGATTACGCACGATGGCTGATACAATCGGCGCTAGTATGAATGGTATGCTTATGGACAAGCCCAACCTAGAGGGCAACCCAATCCAAGACACGATGCACAGACTCTTCTGGATTGCCGGTCAGGCGGGTCAAAAGGTTTATGATATTAGCATAGGCAAACTTGCAGAAAAATTGCGTGGCACACCAAAAAGTGATAAGACGCGAGGCACAATATCCGAAGAACTTAATGATCTTGTAAACATAAAGGACGCATTCAAAGCACCAGCAAGTCGCAGAATTAAAATAAAGCTAGACCCAGAATTCGAATCTGCTGGACAACGCCATCTTCAACCACACGACCCGCTTATATCAGAGACAATCGGCACAAAACCGGGGCCACAGATAACAGCGCAAGTCACCGGCGAACAACCGGCCCAACCGATAGGCACAACAGCCCAGCCAATTCGTGCAGAAGTACCAGTAGAACGTGAGCCAATAATACAAGGGCCAACAGGTACAAGTGGTTACACGCAAATTCCCACAGAAGTTGGACAAGCTACCGCAAAAACTATTACTCCACATGCCACTCAACCACCTTCGTCCGATCCGGATGATCGTTTAACCGACGAACAACTAGCAGCTGGCCCTGAAATTCAGCCAGAAGTCTTAGAAGCGGAAATTGCAGAACTTGCAGACGCAATAATGGGTGAAGTCCCAACTGGCGACAAAAAGCCATTTCAAATTAAAGGTGATTATCAACCTAAACAAAAGCCCGATCCGCCACCAGAAACAACCCAACTACCAGAACCAAAAGTTTTACCAGCGCCAAGGATTGAAGATGTTGCGATACCAAAGACAATTGCTGGGCCGCTCGGAGAACCGCAAGGTGAATTACCAATTGATGATCGACTAACGCAGGAGCAACTTGAGGCAGGGCCAGACATCAGGCAAGTTGAAGAAGACTTACCAGAAATAAAACCAGAAACACTAGAAGAACTAAAAGAACAAGGCATCACACCAGCAGAAGACCCAGTTGATCCATACGCAACCTACTCAGTAATGGCCAGAGTTCCAGTAGACGAGTATGGGCAAATACTGGATTACAATAATCCGGCAGACATGGAGAGGTTGGACAGAATAGAAGATCGTCTAATAGAATTCCCAGATCGCGGTAAAGATGATCTAGATGCAGGAAGAGAGCAATCCGATCATGAAATACGCATGAATGAGATAGAGCTAGATTTACACTTCAAACAACCAGACCCAGACCCAACAGGCCCAACTGAACCAACAGGCCCACATGATTTCAGATCAGATTATCAAAAAGAACTAGGATTAACTGTTGGCAATCAGTGGGCAGACGAATCTGACAGATCAACATGGTCAGCAATAGAGGCAACTCAAACGTATCAGTGGAACGAAAGAACGCAGCAATTTGATCTGAAGTACAATCGGAATTTACCACAATCCAATATACCGGGTCACCCGCAATATTACGAGAATAATCCAGAATATGTTGGTAACGTAACGCCCGACGTTAATGTAGACTGGACTCCAGCTGGAGGTAAGGAGGGTAAGGAGGAGATATTCAACTGGTCAGATCAGGCCGGTCTTCAGCCAACAATATACAAGCCTATGTACGATAACGACTATCAATTCATAGGGAATGAGATGTTTATGTTAGAGACTGAATCATACCCAAAAGGTGATGGTTGGGGATATAGATACAGGTATAACAGTGCAGAGACGGGTGAACGTGGTGAATGGCGTGAGTGGGAGCCGGGGCCATGAGTAGTCAGCAAATATTGAACTTGGCGAAGGAGGGTTTCACGGTTGATGAGATTGTGGAAGACCTTGGTTATGCGAAGGAGAATGTCGAGTTGATCCTGAGCAACCGCAAGACTGACTTGCCGTTGTCCGAGAAGTTTACGGAGTTGGAGGACACGGCTTTGGATGTTGTCAGGTCGGCTCTCCATGTCGGTACTGCCGACAACGCAGCATTGAAGGCTGCGTTCTACGTTCTCGACCAGCGCCAAGGCCTCAAGCAACCACAAGGCAAGACTGAGGTGAACATAGCAGATTTCAACGTGCGACTTGAGAAAGCGCGTGAAATAATGAAAAAAGCAATAGAAGTATGATACACGATAGATTAAGAGTAAAAAATGGTCGGCTATTTGCCGTACAAAACAAGAACAGAAAATTCGGTTCAGTCACCAAGTACGTTTTCACCTACTTGGAGGACAGCCGTGGAGACAATGAGACACCCTACTTGTTCACGCCAAACCAATTGCGTGTGGCCAAGAAAAGGGCCGAGGACAATCCAGAAGACCTGTTGGTGAAAGACAGGCTTACTGATTGGTTTGACTGATGAAACAAAAGAACAAGTTATTCCACTACCAAGCTGAGATTGTTCGTGTGGTGGATGGGGATACCGTTGATGCCTTTGTTGACTTGGGCTTTGACATGCACTCCAAGCAGCGAGTTCGTCTCTTCGGCATTAACACGCCAGAGTGCCGGACACGCGATTTGATTGAGAAGAAGGCGGGGTTGGCCGCTAAAGCGCGGCTTAAGTGTATGTTGAGCGAGAGCAAGAACAAATGTGTAATCAAGACTCGACTGGATAAGAAGGGTAAGTATGGACGAGTTCTTGGTGTTTTATATGCAAACGACATCAACTTAAATAGTATGTTGGTGGATGAAGGTCACGCCGAGCGTTATTATGGCGAAAAACGATAGCATAGAATTCACTGATCCTTACGAGATGTTGACCATCATTGATGATGACATTTTGGAGGGAACACTCAAGCTACACCCGTGGCAGGGTGAAATTCTACGCGACTACGGCAAGCCATCATCGGCAAACAAGCCATACAAGGCGGCGGTTCGAGCGGCCAACGGTTCAGGCAAGGATCAGTTTGTCATAGCGCCCTGCGCCTTGTGGACTTGCATGACTTCGGCCAACGCAGTCGCCATTGTGACAACAGCATCGGGTAATCAGCTAGATCGTCAGACAGACAAGTATATCAGGCAACTAATGACATCCGTCAACAAGCTGTTTGGTACACAGGTTTGGAAGATGAATTACCGGCACTACACAAACTTGGTCAATAATTCCACTATTGAATTGTTTGTAACGGATGAACCGGGGAGAGCGGAGGGGTGGCATCCGGTTGTTCAGAATGGTGAGTTGGCTATCTTTGTCTCGGAGGCGAAGTCGGTTCCAGATGATATTTTCACGGCGTTAGCCCGTTGCACGGGATTTACGAAGCGTGTTGATGTCTCTAGTCCCGGCCCGCCTTCGGGGCATTTTTACAACATTTGCACTGGAGGAAACTGGAAACAGTATCACGTAACAGCCTTTGATTGTCCACATTTATCTAGGGATTACATAGAGGAAATCCGTGAATCCTATGGTGAAACATCGGCCTTATACAAATCCATGATAATGGCCGAGTTCGGTGGCATGGACGAACAGGTGGTAATCAACCATCAAAAACTGGTTGAGTTGGACAAGATCGACATTGAACATGTTGAAGAAGAGAAGAACACGGCTGGTCTGGATTTATCGGCTGGCGGTGACGAACAGGTTCTTGTTGTTCGCAATGGCAACAAGACGTTGGCTGTTGAAGCCTTCAATTTCAGGGACACGGTGGCCTTGGTCGATCACCTTGAATTCTTGTTTAGGAAGTATAAGTTGGAGGAGTCCGTTATTTACGGTGATGCTGGTGGGTTAGGCAAACCCATTCTAGACCAGTTACGGGTCAACTGGGAAATCAAGTATGTCTTGAATCAGGCCAAACCGTACAACGGCCTTGCCTACTTAAATCGCGGTGCGGAACTTTGGTTTAGTGTGGCCAAACTCATAGAGTATGGTGATATAATAGTCCCAAGAGAAACCAAACTGCGCAAGCAATTGGCCTCCCGTTATTTCTTGGTCACACCACAGAACAAGCTACAGTTGGAGAGCAAGAAGCAGGCACGGTCAAAAGGTCATGTTTCACCTGATCGCGCTGATGCTTTTGTACTTGCCTTCGCTGACTATCGTGGTAGGAAGCCGAAAAGGTTGGGCGTCAAAAAGCCCAAGAAACACCAGCACAAACAGATGGTGTTAAACAGGCCACGAGTAACTTTTGGTAGAAACACGGTTTTCGGTAAAAGAACAAACACTTGGTTAGAAGATGAAATACAACAATTACAAGGAGTATCAAGACGCCTCAACTAATATTCACAAGCTCGCTTCTTTATGTGATGAGCAGCATGTGACAGCACAGGATCAGAGGCAGCAACGGCGTTTAAACATTGACTTGGATTTGGAGCGGCGAGACGGCTATTTGGCTCCAGATGAAATCTACATTCCAACGCACATAATTGACAGCAACATTAGGCGTGAGCAGGCCAAGTATGTTTCGTACATAGTCAACTCACGGCGCACTGTCATATTCTCCAGTTCAACAGACCCGGCCTTTAACACAGGGCCACTTGAGCGGGATTTCACTGAGCGTTGTCGCTACGATGGTTGGCAAGTACCTCTGTTCCGCACAATAGACTGTATGCAACTACACGGTTATTGTGTGGCTGAAGTGCAGTTTGACGACACGAAACCGGGACACTTCGCCATTGAATCGGTAAACTACGAGGATTTTGCATTCCCCGACGACACACGGGACATACAAGCGTGTGGCATGTTGGTACATCGGCATTACTTCACACGCGAACAACTCATTGATATGACAAAGAGCCGCGAGTTTAGTAAAAAAGAGGTAGAGTCATTGGTCGGAGAGGAACCAGTTGATGAACAAACTGAATCTTTGTTCAAGGTTGAGAAGGTCATGTTTAGGGAAGATGGTATAGTTCAGGTGGGGTGGTCTTGCGTAGCCAGATGCAACGACTGGTTGCGCAAGCCACGCCCATTATTTTTGGGTAAGCGAGATGCTGCTGGTGAGGTGTATGAGTCAGATTATCCTTATGTTATATTCCATTACATGATAGCGGAGGACATGACTATCAAGAATTGTGTGGGTCGCGCCTATTTGGACAGGCACACGCAGGAGGCCGTTAGTTCTTTGATGTCATCGTTTGTGACGGCGCATCGTCGTGCATCAAACTTTTATTTCTCAAAGGAAACCGATGACCCGAATCAGAGTAATGAGCAGACTAGCGTACAGTTTGTGCCGGGAGCATTGATTGACTCAAACATCCGTCAATTCCAACTGTCACCGCCCAATTCAACCATGCTATCTGCGATTCAGACGCTTGTGACGCAAAACTCGCAGGAACAGTCGCAGATGAACTATGCTGCGATGAACAGGCAGGACAGTCGCAAGACAGCCACCGAAATTCAGACGGCATCGGCAGAGGCCCAACTTCTGTCGGCCACACAAGTTTCTCTGTTCAGTATATCCATAAAGAAGGTTTACGAGAAATGCTGGGAAATATATCAATCACGGGTTTTGGATAACTTGATTGATCCCACAATCCCGTTACTTTACTTTGTTGACCATCAATACAACATTAAACCGGCTGGTGACACTGATGTTGTTGAACGACAGGAGAAGGCACAGAAGATGTTACAAGTTTGGCCTGTCATACAGCAGAACAGTTCTTTGGCTGTTGAATACATGAAGGACATGTTGACCATGTTGTTTCCTGATGAAGCACCCAAGTATCTTGAGCAGATGCGGGAAGACCAGACGAAAGTACAGCTTCTACAGCAGTTATCGGCAATTGTTCAGAGTCTTGTAATTGACCCACAGACAGGTCAGTTAACACAGGAAGCACAACCTTATGCACAACAACTACAAGCAATACAACAACAAGTCCAAGCCCTTTCTGGAGGCGACCAAGGAGGCTCTGGAGGATCAGGCATGGGGGCAATGGGTGGACAACCCAACAACCAAGGTGTTCCTATCGCTCCTCAGGCAGGAGCGGGAGCGGCTGGTTAAAGATGTTAGTTATCTTGCTACTAAACGATCAGTTGCAGACATGGACGTTCGTATAGTGGCAGCGCAAATAAAGACAGTAGACGACATAATACAAACGATAAATGATAAAGACAGATACAAAAACAGCGGAAGCAATCGATCAAGAGTTTAATTTTGGCAACATAGACATTGGCGATCAACTTGAGATTGATGAGTTGGACACGATAAAGCCTGTCGAGGAAAAGCCAGAAGAACCGGAAGAAGAACCAAAAGAACCGGAAGAAGCAGAAGAAGCAGAAGAAACAAAAGAAACAACTGAGGAGACTGAAGAGTCAGAGGAGGTTGTTGAGGAGACAGAGGAGGCCGAGGAAGAGTCCGATGAAAAAGAGGATACAGAGGATTCGGAAGAAGAAGCTGATGAGTTGACTACCGAAGAAGTCCTTGGCGATCCCTTGAAGACTGAAAAGGAGGATGATGAACCAAAGGGCCGTACATACGAAGGCTTCGATGACGAGGATAAGCAGTATGCCAAGCAAATGTCCAATGCTGCCTACGATCATTTTTCCAAGAAATTACAGTCGATAAAAGCCGACAAGTCATCTGCTGAAGAGACGCAGGATTTACTCTCACACCCGGAAGCCTACTCACTCAACCCCGAATATCAACAACTAGTCACAGACTACGACAAAGCCTCGCAAGAGCAAAAGCATTGGAAAAAGCAGCTTGTATCCATTCGCAATGGTGAGAGTTGGCGTTCTGTTGAGGGTTACGACAAAAGCGGCAAACTTGTGTTGGGCCGGGAAGAGTATCAACCTACATCAGAGTCCGAGATTGATGTGCAAGCTGCCCTGACTGAGGCGCAGGGTATGAGTAAATCATTCAGTCAACGCGCATACTCCATCCAGAAGAATCACTCGACTAACTACAAAGACTCCGTGCAGATGCTTGAAGAGGAGCAGCGCAAACAGTTTAAATGGTTGGAAGACAAGGAGATGGGTAAGAAAATCATAGACATACCTAACTTTGGTAAAACCTCGATAAACAAGCTACGAAAGACCTTCATTGATGTTCTACCCAAGGTATTCTCTAATCACCCAATGTCAGAGTTAGCTACAAACCTCTGGATAAACAACCAGATAATGGCCAAACAACAGCAAGAACTGACGCAAAAGGTTAAGAAACAGTCCCAAAACAAGAAGGACAGAATGCGAAGCGAACCCACCTCAAAGTCAACAAAGTCAAAAGATGATGGAGGGTTCTTTACTGTTGATTCGTTCATGGAAGATTTCATGTAATTGGCATACAAGTTGCTAGAATTTTAATTGCTTCTATTGGTAAGGGCATACCACGCTACTCGTGTGAAGGGCATCACAACTCGTGTTTAACAATTGAATAAAATATTATGTCTCATGCTATAGGAGGACTTGATCCTAG